ATATCTAATATGGTTTGCGGGTTAAAATATTTTTTAATTAATTCTAGTTTCATGATATATTTTTGTAATTACCGTTAGCATCTCTTATTTCTAGTGGAAAGCTGCTTTTATACTTGCCTGTTTCACTGCCTTGTCTAATAGGTAAACCCGACCATAATACTCTTACATTTATAAGAGGCAAAGAATAATTTAAAACTCTGTCTATTGCATGGTAATTTGTACACATTGCTATTAATTTTTCAGCGCATCTTAGATTTACAACATAAGCACCCATGCAACGGGTTACGTAATTTTTATCATAATATAATAAAGTTGGTGGTTTTAATTTTTTAACCTTTAATCCACAACAAGTGCTTAGAAATGCAATATCTCCATCTAATTGTTGAAATTCAAATGCAACTTGATCCAAATAAGTTAAGATGTCTAGTTCTCCAAAATCTATATCATCTTCTAAAATTAGAATGTTTTTATATTGGTGCTTAATTTGTTCTTCGTAACAGTAGATATGTGACATATTAACAGCAAGAAGTCTTAGATTTAGTTTAAAAACATTTTTAATACCGTGTAAATTTTCTTCGGTTTCATATTGATCGACCCATTCCACTAAATGTGAAAAATTAAGCTGTTCAAGTTTTTTAGACAAATATTCTTTTCTTTCTTTTAAAGGTTTCCAATGAATAATGTATATCTTTTCGTAAAATTTATTTATATATTTCATTTAATTTTTAAATATTCTTTTTCTTTTTCAAGCTCATCTGGTAATGGGTATAAAAAATGACCCCATGTTGGTCTTTGTGTTAAATAATCGTATATGAATTTATGCCACCTTTCGTGATAAGGTGTACTTTTCCATAATTTTTCATTATGTGTATGCTCTGCTGAAAATTCATTCCATTTTAATTCATGTTTTTCATGAGCCAAGTAAACATCTTTATTACAAAGTATGCAATTACTATTATTGTACATTTGAACCGAAAAGAAAACGTCCCATAATGCTTCTGCGTAAATATAATCGTCAAATAAATCTCTATTTTTAATCCACCAATCTTTTTTAACTGCCCATGCATCAAATCCAGCTATTTCAATTCTAAAAGGCATAATTTTATCAACTGATAAATCGTTTATTTCATAAACATCATGCCTAGAGACGCAATACGTTTCATATTCGCCTTTTAAAATTAACTTTATTAATTTTTCAGTAACCATTATGTCACTGTTAACAAAGAGAAAGTAATCACAATCTTGCTCAGAAAGAATATCAAAAAAATCTTTTGCTATTGGTTTATTTGATATTGAATATAACGCAACATCTTTGGCGGTTCGTTTTAATAATGGTAAGTGCTTAAACCCCAATAAATAATTTTTTTCATTTTCAAATGTTATATTATATAATTCTATGTCATTTGTATATTTGGATACAAGTTTGTTTAAAACTTCAATACAATGATCTTGTCTTTTATAACATCCAAATATATTAATTCCTATAGCAAGTTTCATGGTTTTATTTTTTTTAAATGATCAACAACCTCAAGTTCCGTTTTAATTGGTATTTCATTAACTGCTAAACTATGTTTATTTTTAAAATACTGCATTGTTCCAACAATAGTCTGTTCTCTTGAGCCGTCTGGTCTATCGGTTTGTAATCGACTGTGCGCATCTGGATTATTTTTTATTAAATCATCACTGTTACCGAGGTCACTAAACCACCAAAAAGGAGAAATATTTGGATGTTTTAAGGTTTGACGATAAACCATATCTGCATCAAATAATTCTCTCATGTTTCCATCATATAACCCTGTTTTTTCAAAACAACTTCTATGATGATAGGTAAATTCGTTGCAGGTATTATTATAAAAATAAACTTCTAGTAAATTTCCATAATTTACTTTTAATTTTGGTGTTCTTTCGTGCGCAGCACCCGCATCCACTGATATACTGGCAAAACAAAAATAATTTAATCCCGTAATCTTTGATGCATTGATATATTCATTAAAAATATTTGGACTTTTTATAATCATGTCATCTTCAATTAAAAAAATGTGTTGACATTGTTTATTTAACAAAAATGTTATACAATCATTCCTACACACTGAAGGATACCTGTTTTTATTATGTTGTATCCAATCACATTCATATTTTCCCTCATAACGATCTCCACCATTAACTACAACCAATTCGTCAATCTTATCAAGAGGAAGAGAATCATAAAGAGTCTTAAAATACCCTTCTGAATTATAAGTGGTTATACCAACACCTATTTTTTCATTTTCTGGCATATTTTTCGTGAATTGTTATAAGATTTTGTATTACTTCTTGGATTGTGTAATTTTTTTCTTGGGGTCCGTAATTGCCAATTACTGAAAAGTTGTTTTTCTTAATAAAAATATCTAATGCTGTTATAAATTTTTTGTGAAAATCCTCATCCGATCTAATTTTACTTTCTTTGTGATCTTCAACAATATCTTCAAGGTAATTTTGGGAATTATGAATATCAGCAAACCATCTAAACGGAGGATGGTATCCTTCTTTTATAATTTGATAGGTATGATCAACATGTTCAAGTGCATTATAGTATTCTTCGTCCATTAACCCGCATTTATCTAAAACATCTCTATGGTAATAACTAAATGCACCAAGAAGATTGGGGTACAAATCTATTTTACAACCATCAGTATAATTTATGGTCTTTCTGACGATTGGTTTTTTATTAAGATCAAGATTGTGGTTTCCATGCAATCCAAAATTAAGATGTTTAACGCCCGTGTTAAGAGCAGTGTCGATGTATTTTTGGAAAACTTCACCATTCTTAATAAAAATATCATCTTCCATTAAAAAAATATGTTCACAATTATTATCTAATAGATATTTTAAAGCTTTGTTTTTTGCTTTACCAACACCTATTTTGCCTATTGTTTTAATAGATGCAACTTCAAAAGTTTCATCAACAACTGGTGTTATGCCATCATCCACTACGACTATATCTATATTTGGTATATCTTTAATAGATAAAAAACTTTTATTAAAGAAATTAGGTCTATCGCATGTTATTAATCCAACTCCTATTTTACCGTTTTGCATAATTTTTTTGAATTTCCTCCATTGATGCTAAAAGTTCTTTTTCTGATACGTGTGGGGGATCGGTTTCGGTTGGGATGTACTTGTGCGTATTAAAAAAGTTTGCATAACTTATTTGAACGCTTCTGTCTATGTCAGGAATATCCTTTAATCCCAATTTATTAATTTGCGTTTTTTTAATTTCTAAACCTTCTGATATTATTGGATGATAATTTGTAGCAGGGTATGCTTTTTTATTTCTTAATTTTAAAACATAATCCAATACATCAATATCTTTTCCATTAAAAAACTTTTCATCAAAATAACCATTGTTTTTTACAATTCCTGAAAATAAAAACATAAATTCAGAATTTAAATTCTTTGAAAGGTTTAAATTTAACCCATTATCGTCTTCAATTGTTTGATCTATTGTGGAAGGACCCATGATTACCCATGTACCGAAAGTATCTGCTAATTTAAGTGTTTTTTCAAATATTTCTGGATCTTTAATAATCACATTAGAGTGTAAAAGAAAATAATATTTGCATCCCTTTAGTCTCATTTGAGAAACAAGATAATTTCTCATTGTTGCCATTTGAACAGCAGTTGAGTATTTTTTTGTCTGGGCATCAGTTATTGGTTTATTATCATTGTTGCTTACCACAAAAACACGAGTCAATAAATCATCATGATTTTTATACTTGTCAGGAATGGAATCCCAACAATTTTGTAAATCTTCTTGTGTATAAAGGTCAAGAATGCCTATTCCTATTAAATTGTTCATTTAGATAATAAATTATAAGATTCGGTCAGATAATCAATGACCTCTTGTTTGTTTTCTATGGTTAAGTTGTTTACAAAATCCTCCATATCTTTAATTAAGTTGCCAGAATCTATTTCCTTTGTATTGTCGAGCGTTTCAATACCTGTATTATCTGTAATAAAATCAGTTCTAATTGATAATGGTTCTATTATTTGCAATTTTGAAGTTAAAAGTGCAAGTTTTTCTTGATCAATTTCGGTATCAATAATTAAACTAACAATATTGTTTTTTAATTGTTCCTTTAACAATTCACTTTTTATAGATTCGGGGTTTTCCACAAATGCTTTAGTTGAAAGTTTAAGATGTTTAGGTGAAATATTATTTTCTATAAATTGTAGTTCGGTTTTCTCTAAATCTAATACATAAATTCCTCTGCTATCACCAGTATCTCCAAAATTATGTTGATATGGACTACCTAAATAAACAATTCTACCTTTATCATATTTTCTATCGTCCTTTTTGTGGAAATGACCAGAAATAATCATAGGAGACTTTTTAAAAAGTTGTTTAGATTCCATTCCATGTTCGCATACCTTGTAGGAATTCATATAAAACGAACTGATTTCAAAATGACCAAATATTATACCGTCTGTTTTTGGTATTTGATCATATTCAACGCCCCAAGGAACCATAACAATATCTTTATAAGGTGTTTTAAGAACAACGCATTCTTTATCAATAATTAAAATATTGTTCCATCCAGATAAAATTGATATAGAGTTAACCGTGCTATTGTTTTTGTAAAAGCAATCGTGATTTCCGCTAGAAATATAAACGGTAAAATCTTTAAAATAATCAAAAAATTGTTTTGCTGTAGCTAAAGTAGCTACATTGATTTCGCTTCTATTGTGAAATATATCGCCTGGTATTATAATTTCATCAATACCAAGTTCTTTATATTTTTCGGATGCCCATTTAGCAAATTTCAAAGCAATATCGTGCCATTGTTTGCCATCTTGACCTAAACCTATGTGAATATCAGAAAAACATCCTATTTTTTTACTAGAAATTTTCATTAAGACTATTCTATCAGCAATTTAAAATATTTCAATGTCTTTCTCTTTCTTTGTTAATTCTGATATTATTATTTTTCATCAAAACGTTATAATTTTGAGACATCATCATTAATTCATTTTGATATTTTTCGTGAGTGTCAGCCATGTGCTTTTCTTTTTTGATTCTATTTCTGAATGCATTAAAGGCAATTCTAGTAAAATATGAAAAGGGATTTGTTCCTTTCTCACGATTGTACTTTTTTGCCATCAATGCCTTCATCATTCTGATAACACCATCACCAACCATTTCTTCTCGATAAGTATAATTAATAAAGTTTGGGGCATAACTTAATTTATTAGAAATTTTACTAATCATATTTGCTAAATTATCAGACATTTTACCAGTATCATAATAGCTGACTATTTCGGAATCAAATTCTTTCGGGTCAACGTAATATTTTGTTTTATCCGTAACTGCTTTTGTTTTTCGCTTTGGAATATCATTAGTATCTTTGATTACCTCAACCAAAATATTTTCATCTAAAGCATCTTCAACGAGATCAATGTCATCTTCATCATTTATTAACATTTCTTCTTCATGATCATCTCTTAAATCATGACTATCATCAATAATATCATGATAAATTAAATCATCAAATGTGTCTTCTTTTTTTACTCGTTTTTTTCTTTTAATGTATGTCGGTTTTGTCATAATTGTATTTTTCGTTAATGTATAAAGTTTCTCTTTCGGTTAAATGTCTTTTGCCATACTTTGTATTATCAGAAATATCAAAAATATTAGCCATTGATTTTGTTGGATGTAATCTTAACGCACGACCAATGGATTGCATGATCTTTATTTTTGCCTTACCAGCAGATGCAAAAATAATATTATGAAGATTGGGTATATTTATACCTGTACTGAAGATTTTCGATATTGCAACAACAACTACGTCATCTCTACCGTCCATAAGTTTTCTTATTGCTTCCCTGTCTTCCATTTCGGTTGATCCCCTTATGAAATAAACAATCTTGTTAAATTCTTCACTTTTGTTTTTTAATAATTGCTCAAGAGTTTCTCCATGTTGAATCCTGTCAGCCATTATAATTGTATTATTTTTGACTTTTAACGCAAGATTTGTGATAATTTCGTTTCTTCTTGAGTTATTTGTCAAAAATTCAAGTTCTTTTTCAAAAGCTTCACTTGGTCTAGCTGGATTATGATTAAATCTTGGAATATTTTTATGAATGATATTTAATATAAATATCTTAAAATCTGAAACATAATTTTTGTCTTGTAAGTCTTGAGTTTTTTCCTCGTAGATGATGGGTCCTATCTTTCCAATAATATTCCATTGATCGATAAGTGATGTGGGCATTGTTCCAGTAAACCCAAATTTATAATCAGTGTTTATAAGTTGCAGAACCTTATTAATCTCGTTTCCCTTTCTTAACCCATGAGTTTCATCAACTAAAAGTAAATCAATATCATTTAAAAGTGATAAATCACTTTTGTTACTTAAAAGTATTTGAGTACCAGTAACAATAGTTGTTGCATTTTGATCTGGGATGTTATCACCTGACCATTTGGTAACTTTTTCCATGCCATATTCTTCAAAATCCTTTGCAGTCTGCTCAACTAGTTGAATATTTGGAACCAAAACAAGAGCTTTTGCATTTGGCTTATACATAGAAAGTCTCATGCTTTCTATTATACCAGCCATAATAAGAGTTTTTCCACCAGCAGTAGGAATACAAATGATACCTCTTCCTTTTTTAATTGCCATGTTGATTGATTTATCTTGGTGATCCCTGTAAACCATGCAATATTTTTTAATAATTGGATTTTGAAACCCAACAGAAAATTTCTTTTTAAGAATATCAGTTATATTAAAGGATTTTTGGCAACTTTCCAAATAAGAACATATGTCTTTTAACATTCCTATTTCGAATTTACCAGATGGGGTAATACAGTATAGTCTTGCTGGTACAAACCGTGCGTTCCTTCGGTGTGCGGGATTTGCAATAGAAAACTTATCCCTTATCAGCGCAAGCGTAGACGCATCAGTGTTAATCTGAGCTTGTTTACCGCTAGGGGTTAAGGTTAATTCAATCATGTGGTTTCTAACTTGGTAATTTCTGTGATATTTTTAATATCAAAAGTCATGCTACGAAATACACCTTCAACTTTTTCTAAATATTCTATTAAAATTTGTGCGTCTTGAATTTCTTGATTTATTTTTTGAATAACATCAGAAGATTCTACTTTTGCATCGAGTGCTACTTTAGGTATACCTGTTGGGATGCCTTTTTCGGTTAATGTTTTAAGTACTTCTTCTTTTAATTCTTTTTTCTTTTTATCTAAAGAATTTTTTGTTTTTTTTTGCATCATGAGTCTTGCAACCCATTTATGTTTAATTGCAGGAAGCATCATTTGCTTATCTAACAAATTTAATTGATCGATTTTAACATCTTCTTTAATTTCTTCCTGAAATTTATCAAATATCTCCATAAGTATATTAACACTATAACACATTATGAAACGTTTTCAACAATTATTTAATAAATTAATATCAGAAAATTCTAACAGTACGGCAGGTGGAACATTAGGAGCTTCTTCTGGCACTTCAAGTCAATTTAGTGGAGTTAATGTTTGGAATGCTGGTAATGATGTGCGTTTACCAGCACCTGTTGGTGGAGTTATTAGAAGAAATTTCCCCCCGTTGATGAATTCCAAGAGTAAAAAAACACGCAAGCGTGTTAAACGTAAAAAGAAATAATGGATACTGGTCACTGGATTTTAAATGAATCTGTTGAAATAACAGAAGATACTTTTGGGTTTATATATGAAATTACAAATACTGTTAGTAATAAGAAGTATATTGGTAAAAAACAATGTAAATCTAGGGTTAAAAGAAAACCTCTAAAAGGAAAAACCAGAAACAGGATTGACTCGAAAGAATCCGATTGGAAAACATATACAAGTTCTTCAAATGATTTAATGCAAGATATTAAAATTCATGGTAAGGATAAATTTATATTTAAAATATTAAAAACTTGCGATTCCAAATGGGCTTTGGCTTATTTTGAAGCAAAAGAACAAATGGAAAAAGATGTTTTATTCAGAAAAGACTATTATAATGGCATTTTAAACCTAAGAATAGGTAAAGCACCCAAACAAGAACTAGAAAAATTTGGTATTTTAGACTAAATAATAGAACATGGACTCTCATTGCATATATTGTAACTCAAAATATTACGGAAGACCTTGTCTTTACAGTCCAACAAAGACACATGTTCATTTTGGTGCACCAAATAAATGTATTTTTTGTGGTTCAAAGGTAGTTGGTACAGGATGTCCATTCAATCCTTATGGTAAAGTTCATGTGAGAGGTCCTGAATTTCTTGCATCGGTTAAAGAACAAGTGGAGAAATCTTTAGTTTTAAGTTATTTG